AATCCTGCTACAGGTAAATTTAAAACCTATGAAGGTGTAGACTCTGATGGAAATGTAATTGAGGTTTATGATCCTGTTCAAGAATTAGTTTATTCTCTTTCTAATAGAATGGTAGACAATTTTGAAGGTGTTAACCCTTCTAGTATAGATGATCTTATAGGTGATGCTTTTATTTACTATACGCCTATTTTAGAAAAAGCAGGGTATGGTAAGTTTGTAGAGACCATGAAAGGATACATTGAAAATAATTCAGTAAAAGATGCAGCTACTGATGCAGACAAAAAAACAGTCACAGATGCCATTCTTAGATATGTTAATCAAGCAGATAAAAATAAAATAAATGCTTTTAATAATGCAGCCATAATGAAATTAGGAGGAGGTGAAGGCTTACAAGATTTAGGTATACAGGTTGGTAACGCTTTGCAAAAAGTTGAGGATTACCAAGCTGCTCTTTTATTAAGAGGAGGTTCCTCAGTAAATGTAAATACTCAGAAATATTTCTATGATACTTTAAAAAAATCTGACGAGTATGTAACATTCAGTCCTAGACAGAAAAAAATGATAGATGACATAGTTTTTAGTCCTGAATTTAAAAATGCGCTGGAAGAAATATCTGCAAAGTCAAGTCCACCGGGTGAAAGTGCATTAAAAATTGTTCTTATGGACGGACAAGCTAAAGTAAATAAAGGCGTGATGGACGAAAAAGAGTTCACACGTTTACAAGAAGCTGCTCGCGTTATGATTTGGGATAACTTTAATAAAAAATCTTTACCGTTTATCAATCAAACTAAAGTTGATACTACTTTAGACGCAAAAACTCAACAAGCTATTGAAAGAATAGCAGAACAAGAAAATACATCTACTCGTAGAATAAAACTTGCGATAAAATTTGGTGATGCAGAGATAAGAGATAAGTTAAGACAACAAGATTTATCTGATGTTCTTATTCAAAAAACTATCGGAAAGATGAGAGTATCAAAAGCATACAGACTTAATCTTCAAAATGAATTTGATCCTGTCGCTGCTCAAGCATGGTTTCGAGACAACAGAGATATTCTAGCATTAACGTACATGGACAAAAATGGAAACCTATCTAAAATGGGTAAAATGCATTTAGAAGCTTTAGATTCGTTAATACAGTTTGGCTCTGGTTTAAAAACATTTAGCATAAAACAGGCTATTAAAAACATTCCTACTCCATATACAGTAGCAATGGCTACAGGGCGTATTTATAATAGCTTTGGAAAGAGAGTGGTGTCTCCTACATATATTGGTATGGAAAATATCATTATAAATTACAGATTAATGCAAGCTGGTATCATCAAAGATATTCTCTCTAATCCAAAAACAACTAAATTTTTTGCAGACATATACTCTAGAGGTTTCTTTGAACCTAAAGGTGCTAGAGATTTCATAAGATTCTTTGCTGTTAACGTTGCACAATATGGAGGAAAGCTACTCTCTAAACAGCAAGATGCTTTAGCTGAATTTCTTGCAGAAGAAGCAAGAGTAACAAAACGTTTAATTGAAGAAGAAAAAAGCACACAATCTCAAATAGAAGATGCTGATTTATTTACTAATTTTTATAAAGCACCATCAGGGTTTTTACCGGGAGGTCAAGGGTTCTCACCTAGAACGGGAGAATTTTATGACACAACAGAAGAGCTACCCGATTAATAACATGTAACAGGGAGGAAAAACATAAATGCTTGATATGTTATCTACACATTGGCATCAGATAATGTTTATCGGTTTTTTAATTGTGTGGGCGACAAGAAGCAGAGAACAAATCTCAGAGCTACAAAAAGACGTTTGCACTCTTCAAAAAGAACTAGATAAAAATATTAATTGGACACAAGATCAACAAGAAAGACTTGTTCAACTTAGAGCAGAACAAGATGTAGCAAACAAACAGATAACGAGTCTATGGGATTTATACAACAAGATGAGAGAGAAGGTACACTGAATATGTATGAAAGCTTTGATGTAGACGGTGACGGCAGCGTGACTGTCGAAGAAATACAAGCGATCTCTAACGTAGAGAAAACAGATTCTCAACGTAGAATGGCTTGGACGGCTATGATTGTAATGATTGTGTTTACTATGTTTTTGTTTCTACCGATCTTTCCAGACGGTCGTATCAAAGCTCTAGCCGATCTCTTTGGATTATTTTACGTAGGCATGGCGAGCGTAGTCGGCGCGTACATGGGCATGTCTGCTTGGATGAGTAAGAAAAAATGATATCACTTATAGGAACGCTTATTGGTTTTGGTACATCAATTGTACCTGAAGTTTTAGGGTACTTCAAACAAAAACAAGCAAACGAGCAGGAGCTACGAATGCTTGAGGCAAAAGCGAAGTACGCTTCACAACTTTCAGAATTACGTATTAAGGAACTTGACGCGGAAGCTGAAATACAAGAAACAAAGAGTATTTACGAACATGATAGAAATATCGACTCTGGTCCTTTTATCAACAGTCTTCGGGGTTCTGTGCGCCCTGTCATTACTTATCTGTTCTTCATAATGTTTGCAGCAGTCAAAGGCACGTTAATCTATGCTATGATTGCTACACAAAATCTTGACTGGACGATTGCAATACAGATGGCATGGGACAACGAGACAGCAGCTATCTTCAGTGCCATTATAGCCTTCTGGTTTGGTAATCGTGCAATGGGTAAAGCTAGAGCGCATATCTATTCAGACAAACCTAATTCATCAATCGCATCTAAATAATCGTTGGTGATAATATCTAAGTCTTTCATATAATTTTTTAGAGTGGATAAATAAACGTAGTCTGGATATTCTTTTTCAAATAAATCTACGAGGTCTGTAACGGGAACATTGTTGTATGAAATAGCAATGTTCCCGTCTTCTCTTAGAGCCACGTTGACTTGAGAGATTACAGACTGTCTCATGCGCCAATGTCCACGATCTCACAGACGCCGCCCGCACAGGCTAGCTCCTGCGATCCGCTGGTCGTGTCGCCTCGCTCAAACATCTGTAGCTCTGTCCAGTCTATGTCCGGTGGCATGGCCTCTAGAGCCTTCTCATAGGCCCCCTGATCGATGTCCTGATAGGGGGCTTGCTTGTACGAGTGATCTGAGAAAGGCAGAAAGGAGATGCCTGAGAGGGCATCGAAGTTGTTCCAACACCATGCGCCTACGTCCAGCCACTCATGCTCTTTGACTGAGATCGTAACAGATGGTTTGTGTTCACAATAGTTCTCTGCAATCTTATGCCATAGCTCTAGCTGTTCGATAGCAGACATATCATGACGACACACTGCACCATCTGGGCTTTTCATAGGAAATGAAAATACTGTAACACTTTCAGGTGCCGTAAAGTCTGGCTCGTTGGGTATCTGTTTATCTTTCATAAACATCGTAAGAGGGTCTTTGTTATCACCACGTACCGTACGAATGTAGTACGGATTGTGTCTAGCATGAATACCTGACGCAGCATCTACAAGTTGTGACACTGTGCCTGACGGCTTGACGCATGTGACGGCAGCACTCTGATTAATACCAATCTCTTCGCAAAGCTTCTTGTTGGTCTTTACAGCTACATTGCGTAGCTCTTGTAGCGTACCCTCACTAGCTTCGTAAATAGCGGGACAGTCCATGATACCTGTAAGAGACACACCTAACAGGCGTTCTTCTTCTGTTGTATCCTTCCAACGTTTACGAAGATAATTAAAGTTAGTTAACGTAGCTTGAAACGTACCAAGAATAGTAGCAAGACGAACCTTTTCACGTAACGTATCCAGCGTATCATCTGCACGGCAGATCACCTCTGACAGATTACAGAACTGATATGGACGCAGTATAATCTCACAACAGGGGTTTGTACCAAAGTCTATGTTACCATCACGCCGCCCATTTGAGGCGGCTTTTTGCTGTGCGGACACACGATTAAAGATACCACGCTCACCGCTTTTACTTTCATACAGAGAAAGCCATTCTTTCATAAAGATGCCAATGTCTGGTTTCTCTGTGTAGCATACAGAGTTGTTGGCAAGCGCACGTTGCTGATTGTCCACCCACCACTCGCCGCTTTTTGCCATACGCATACGGTCATCGTTTAGGTTAGACAAAGATATAAGAGCGGACCTACGAACGCCACCTACGACAACCACCTGCCCTATCTTACACATAATATCGTGGCACTCTATAGAAGTAAGCTTACGTCCTTGTGCTTTACAGAATGTTTGAATAACAAAATCAAACAACTCTTCAAGAGGCTCTGGCCCAGAGGCGCGACCACCAAATGTTTTAAGACGCTCACCAGCGGGGCGTACCTTTGATGTGTCTATTTTAGGAATACGGTTTGTATACAGTAAGGAGATAAGATCACGTAATGCTCTTGCCCATCCCTCTTTCGAGTCAGCTACGGATATAGCATCCTCTGTGTGTTCAAAATCTACATCTGGAATAGTAGGAAGTTTTTCAGTGTATTGATCCTCTACACTGAACCCTACTCCTGTGCCATTCATAAGAATATACAAAGCTTCATCAAAGGATCGTGGAGAGTCAATAGGAAGATACGAGCAGTTGTATCCTGCAACATGTTCACGCTTCAATGCAGGACCAGCAGTCATCAAAGCTCTCATGGAACCCAATACTTTTAAATTAAGCATAGAGTCACGTAGCTCTGTGTATGTTTTATTAGAAACATCGTAATCGTAGTTATCAGCTAGATGTTCTTTCATAAACATCATAAAGCGATCTACAGTTTCTTCCCAAGTCTCTCGACGTTGTTCGTCATCAAGCCAACGTGAATACCTAGACATGTGTATAAATGCCTGATAGTTGGTTGGCAGAGTTATTTCGTTAGATGTCATCTTCTACTTCTCCAATTAATTTATCAAGATACCACCGTGCTTTCTTTAAATCAACATCAGGGCAACCTTTATGTTTATAACGAATAAGATACTTTAAAATATTACCTTTAAGATAACCTTTAAATTCTTCTGCTGTCATAGAGGCGCATATAATGTCAATAGCCTCTAAAGAATTAGTATTGTAATGTTGTGGGTGATTAATTTGGTCGTCCATTAGGATTTTTCTTATGCTCCATAAAATTTACAAGGTTATCAGTATCAGAATTTTCTTCTAAATCATCGTAGTAGTTTTTCATAATCATGTCAACGCCCTCATCGAACACGTACATTGGAGAGCTTGCCATGATAGAGAACAGACCATTAGCCACGACAAAGGATGTGGACTTGTTTCCTATATCAGCGTCAGCAGTGTCTTCACTGTCTGTTGTGTCAAATATCATTACTTTAAAGAACCCGTGCTTTTCAAAATCTTCTTTTGTTTCTGAGTCTTCAAGAACAATATACACTCTACCCTTTTTTAAGTTTTTAGTTTCTTCCTCGAACTCGCTTTGATCCATTCTTTAGGTATCCTTTCTTTTGCAAATTGAAACCCATGTTGTTCGCACCAAGAAGCGTATGTCGTAGAAGACTTTCTATTTATCTTAGTAAACGGGTTCATAAAAACAAAACGTATATCAATGTCAGGATGTTGTTCTTTAATTAGCAGATGTTTTACTCTATCAGAAACATTAAAAAATCCTTTTGTCTCAACAAATAAATCAAACTCAGGCATATAAAAATCAGGAGTATAAGTCTTAATTTTAGGTTGGTAGGGAAATTTATGTTTTTCATAATCAAACACTATCTTCCGTTGTTTTAAATCAGAAGCGAACCGTCTTTCAAACCTTGATTTGTATTTGTACTCCGGTGTGTCACTCATGTTCCGTATATCCTTAAACAAGATGCAAGACTTTTTCTAAAGTATTTGTAAGATCGTGGACAAAACTCTAATAACTTATCTTCTCTACATTCATCTAAATCTGACTTGACTATAACAACTACTTTGTTCTCACGCAACAGGTTTTCCACAGAACCTATATCTTCTTTTACTTTTATTCTGTTAACATCAAACTCATCATCTGTCCAGTAGGCTCCCCGCTCATCGCCGGGAGCCTTTTTCATACGCAGTCCTATACCTCTCTTATGTCTGGACAGAAAGACTGCGCCCTGACTTACTGGTTGTCTTTTATCATTATCTAAAAAGACATAATATACACCTTTGTTGATGTCTACGTCTTGTGTAGATAATATCTGTTGCATTAACAACGGCATTAAACTAGCTCATTGTTGTGTGACATGACCTCGCGAAGACGGTTAGTATCACTATCAAAGAA